CCCGTTGCCGCAACTCGCGCGCGTCACGACCATGCCCCTCATTGCAACGCACTTAGCGCCCAACGCATTGAGGATTCCCGGCATGAAGAAATTCCGCAGTAATTGGTTCCGCGTCGCCGTCGAGGGCGCTACCTCTGACAAGCGCACCATCAAACGCAGCTGGCTGGAACAGGCGGCGAAGAACTTCAATCCAGCCACCTATGGTGCCCGCATCTGGCTGGAGCATTTCCGTAGCCTGCTGCCCGACAGCCCTTTCAAAGCCTACGGTGACGTGCTCGCTGTCAAGACCGAAGAAGTGGAAATCAACGGCCAGAAGAAGCTGGCCCTGTTCGCCCAGGTCGAGCCGACGCCCGATCTGATCGCCATGAACAAGGCCAAGCAGAAGATTTACACCTCGATCGAAATCGACGACAGCTTCTCGGATACCGGCGAGGCCTACATCGTCGGCCTGGCGGTGACCGACTCCCCGGCCAGCCTGGGCACCGACGTACTGTCTTTCTCCGCGCAAAAGCCAGAATCCAGCCCATTCAAAGACCGTCATTACTCCGCAACGTCGATGTTCACCGAGGCGGTGGAAACCGAGTTGCAGTTTGAGGAAATCGAAGACAAACCCAGCCTCGGCGCCCAGCTCTTCAGCAAGGTGCAGGCACTACTCGGTGGCAAACAGGCAAAAGACGACGCCGAGTTCGCCCAAATCGGCCAGGCCGTCGAAGCGATTGCCGATCACGTCAAGGATCTGCCCGATCAGTTGGCTGCCGAGAAGAAATTCTCCGGTGAACTGAACACCAAGGTTGAGCAGCTCAGCAAGGACCTGGTCGAGCTGAAAACCACCCTCGGCAAAACCCAAGACCATTCCCAAACCCAGCGCCCACCGGTAACCGGCGGCGGCAAACAAGCCCTGGCTGAGTTCTGACCTGCGGCCTACACCGCCCAGCCCACTATCGGAGACACCCATGCGTAACGATACTCGAAAACTCTTCACCGGCTACCTCAGCCAGGTCGCACTGCTCAACGGCGTTGAATCGGCCACCGCCACATTCAGCGTCGACCCAACCATCCAGCAGCGCCTGGAAACCAAGATTCAGGAGTCGAGCGAGTTCCTGACCAAGGTCAACGTAATCGGCGTCGATGAACAGGAAGGCGAAAAGGTCGGCCTGGGCGTGGGCGGCACCGTTGCCAGCCGTACCAACACCAACGTCAAAAAACGTGAGCCGCGCAGCATTGGCGCTCTGTCGAGCGACAAGTACAAGGCCGAACAAACCGACTTCGACACCTTCGTCAGCTACAAACAGCTCGACGCCTGGGCCAAGTTCCCGGACTTCCAAACCCGTCTGTCCAGCGCCATCGCCCAACGTCAGGCGCTCGACCGTATCCAGATTGGTTTCTACGGCACTTCGGCTGCCGAGCAGACCGATCGCACCGCACACCCGCTGTTGGAAGACGTCAACATCGGCTGGCTCCAGCAGTACCGCACCCACGCACCCGACCGCGTGCTGAAGGAAGGCGCCGTCGCCGGCAAGATCACCATTGGCAAAACCGGCGATTTCAAGAACATTGACGCCCTGGTCTACGACGCCATCCAGTTGCTCGACCCTTGGTACCGCCGTAACCCTGGCTTGGTGGTGCTGACCGGCCGCGAGCTGGTCCACGACAAGTTCCTGGCCCTGGTCAACAAAGACCAGGACGCGACCAACACCCTGGCGAGCGACCTGATCATCTCGCAACGCCGCGTCGGTGGTTTGCCGCTGTACGAGGTGCCGTACATCCCCGAAGGCACGATCCTCATCACCACCTTCGCCAACCTGTCGGTGTACTGGCAGATCGGCGGTCGCCGCCGCTACCTCAAGGAAGAGCCGGAATGGAACCGCGTGAGCAACTTCGAATCGTCGAACGAAGCTTATGTGGTCGAGGAATACGGCCTGGGCTGCCTGCTGGAAAACATCACGCCGGTTGAAGACGCAGGCAACGAGGGTTAACCCCATGGCACTCAGCATCGCCCAAGCTCACCAACGCCGCGCACGCGCGGCCATGGAGGCAGCGAAAACGGCACCACAGCAATCCATGGCCGGTGCAACAGCGTACGAGCACCAGCTGAATCAGCTGCTGCAAGACCGGCTGCGCCTGAAAGCAATCCAGTCCAACGAGGGCAAGGCTGCACTCAAGGCACAGTTGTTGCCCGAGTACATCCCATATGTCGAGGGAGTACTTGCAGCAGGCAACGGTGCTCAGGACGACGTCATGACCACCGTCATGGTCTGGCGCGTTGACGTCGAGGACTACAGCGGTGCCCTGGACATCGCCGACTACGTGCTCAAGCACAAGCTGATCATGCCGGACCGTTTCGAACGCACCACCGGTTGCCTGGTGGCGGAAGAAATCGCCACGGCCGCACTGAAAGCGCAAAAGGCCAACGGCAGTTTCGACCTGAACATCTTGCATCGCACCGTTGAGCTGACCGACGACGAAGACATGCCAGACCAAGCGCGCGCCAAGCTCTACCTGGCAACGGGCCGCGCCACAGTGCACGGCATTACAGCGGAGGAACCCGGCCAGCCGGGACAGGTTCAAGCCGGTATCGACCTGCTCAAGCGCGCCATCGAGCTGCACGACAGCTGCGGCGGCAAGAAGGATTTGGACGGCGCCGAACGCCTCCTGAAAAAACATACTGCCACCGGCAGTTAACCGAGCGTCCCCACGCACCCCGCCGGCTCGGGGCGGATCGGCCAGGCCGCTCCTCCTGAACGTGAAGCCCCGACCACCGGCGACCTATTTTTGAGTGCCGTTCCATGAGCGCATTTGTAGCCAGCGGCCCAGTCACCGGCGGTCACATCAACACCGATCCATTCTGGCCTTCGATCGACCTGGACGACTTGCGCGCCACCCTGCGCATCGACTCCAGCGTCACCCCGGCCCGCCTGGAGACTGCCGTGATCGCTGCCGCCATCAACCTCAACCGTGAGTTGAAGCTGTGGAAGGCTCAACAACAGGCCGCCGGCTACGCCACGTTGGCAGATGTGCCAGACGACATGATCAACGACGTGTCAGTCCAGGCTCACCTGTACCGACGCGCGATCGAGGCTGGTACCGGCGCCGAAGTCTGCGAGCGGTACCGCGATTACAGCGCGACCAACACCGGCAGCGACAAAGCGGAAGAAACCACCCCAACCATCGACGACTACCGCCGCGATCTGCGCTGGGCCGTCCGCGACTTCCTCGGGATCAGCCGCACCACAGTGGAGCTGATCTGATGCCCGTAGCCATTCGCACCAATCAAAACGACACCGTCGACGCCCTCTGCTGGCGATTCTACGGCCGCACCGCCGGCGTCACCGAGGCGGTGCTGGAAGCCAACCCCGGCTTGGCCGAGCACGGTCCGATCCTGCCGCAAGGCCTTGTCGTCAACATGCCCGAAGCCCAAACCAGCGCGCCCCAGCGGCAGATGGTGCAGCTATGGAACTGACCCCCTGCATCCAAGGAAAACCACACCATGGCTGATCCGACTTCCAGCGTTGTGACTGGCCTGCTCATTGGTTTGGGCCTGTCCACCGTAACGCCCGTCATCGACGACGGAGCGTTATTCGGCGCCATCCTCGGCGCCTGGCTGGTTACCAGTACCAAGCGCGACCTTAAAGTCTGGCAGAGGCTGGGCTCACTGTTCCTGTCGGCCGGCGTGGGCTATCTGTTCGCGCCTATGGCTTTACAGGCAATTCCGTTTATCACCAGCGGCGGCAGTGCATTTGTCTGTGCCCTGGTGGTCATCCCGATCAGCATCAAGCTGATGGTGTGGGTGGAGAAAGCGGACATCTGGGACATATGGCGTCGCATCAGAGGGGGCACCTGATATGCCGAACATCGAACTGGCCGTGCAGTTGATTACGGCGATCGCTTACCTGCTGAGTGCCCTGCGCCTGGCCTGCTACACCCGAGGCGATGCGCGGTACCGGCGCAGCATCTCGCTATTGGCAAGCCTGTTTGGCGCCACGTTGTGCATCTGCGGTCTGGAGATCCTGCTGGAACGCCAGCCCACCAGCCTCGGGCAGGCCGCTGCCATCGTGCTGCTTTGCATCCTGATTTTCCGTTCACGCGGCAACGTCGCCGCCCTGTTGAGGCCCAGCGCATGACCACCACCCTTCGCCACGGCGACCGCTCGCAAGCAGTACTGATGCTGCAAAAGAACCTCAACAAGCAGGGTGCCGCCCTGGTGCCGGATGGGCACTACGGCGACACAACCGAAGCTGCCGTCCGTGCCTACCAGGTCAAAGTCGGCCTGGTCGCCGACGGCATCGCCGGTACCAAGACCCAAATTAGCCTTGCCGGTGGCGACTGCGCCCAGCTGCTGCGCAACTATGACCTGGTGGCCGCTGCCGAACGCCTCGACGTTCCGTTGGCGAGCATCTATGCGGTCAATGAAGTGGAATCGAAGGGCAAGGGCTTTCTCGACAACGGCAAGCCGGTGATCCTGTTCGAACGGCACATCATGTACCGCCAGCTCGCCACGGCGCGACATGCCGGCGATGACGCGACCGAACTCAAGCGTCACGCGGACCAGCTCGCCACCGCCAACCCTGCCCTGGTCAACCCGAAGCCCGGCGGATACATCGGCGGTACGGCCGAACACCAGCGCCTGGCCATGGCCCGCCTGATCGACGACACAGCCGCACTGGAGTCGGCTTCCTGGGGAGCGTTCCAGATCATGGGCTTTCATTGGAAGCGCCTCGGCTACGCCAGCGTGCAGGCCTTCGTCGCGGCAATGGCTGCCAGCGAATCGCAGCAGCTCGACGCCTTCACCCGCTTCATCGAAACCGACCCGGTGCTGCACAAGGCGCTGAAGGGCCGCAAATGGGCCGAGTTCGCCAGGCTCTACAACGGGCCGGATTATCTGCGGAATCTCTACGACACCAAGCTCCAGCGCGCCTACGATCGGCACGCAGCCTGCGAGTGTGGCAAAGGGGTGGCGGCATGATCGACTTCGACGCATTGCAAAAGCTGCGGGTAGAGGACGGTGATCTGCTCGTGGTGCCGGAGTCGACCGAACAGAGCGACATGGAGCTGCTGGCCGAATCCATCCAGATCATGAACGGTGCTCGCGCCGTGATCGTGCGAGGTCCAATCAAGCAGCTCGACACCTCGGCCATGAACAAGCTCGGCTGGTACCGCGCGTGAGCACGTTGCGCCAGGCCCTGTATGGGCTCGCCCTGCTCGGCGCCCTGGTGTTGCTGATCTGGGTTCAGGAAACACGCATCGACATCGCTGAAGGCAAAACCGAACGGGCGCAGGATGCGGCCAAGACCGCCCGCGAGGACGCAGACCGCAACCTGGAGACGGCCAACACCCTCACCGACACCCTTAAGCAGGAACGCGATGCACAGAGCACCCTGCGCGCCCAACAGGATCTGTTGCGCCAAAGCCTGGCCAAACGCGAGCGAACAATAGAGGAGCTGAAACGTGAAAATGACGACCTTCGGAAATGGGCTGATCAGCCTTTGCCTGACGCTGCTCGCCGGCTGCGCGAGCGCCCCGCCATCACCGGCGCCGCCGCTTATAGTGACTGGCTGTCCGGCCGTGGTGCCTTGCCACCTGCCGGCGACAAGCCCGCTCAATAACGGTGACCTCCTGACCGACGAAGACCGCGCCGAAGCCGCCTGGGCTGACTGCGCGGCGCAAGTCGACATAGTCTACAAACACCAGCAGGCCACCCCATGAATAAGCCGGAAAACTTGCGCGCCCACCTCTTGGCCACCGTCGCCGAGTTCAAGCACAACCCCGACCGTCTGTTGATTTTCATCGACAACGGCAAGGTCCGCTGCACTGCTGCCCACACCCTGTCGTTCGAATACAGCTTTGACCTGCAGATCATCCTTACCGAGTTCGCCGGTCATCCCGACAGCGTGATCTTGCCGATTCTCGGTTGGCTGAGCGTCAACCAATCCGAGCTTCTGGAAAACCTCGACAGGGTCAAAGACGGCATCCAGTTCGAAGCCGACATCCTGGACAAGAACAAGGTGGACCTCAGCATTACCCTGCCGCTGACGGAACGGGTTGTGGTCGGAAAGGATGACCAAGGCAACACCACCGTGAAGCATCCGAACGAACCGCAGTACGTGGCGGGCTACCTCGATCCAAACTGGAAGCCTGGAGCCCAGGGCAACACCAGTGAGTGGAGAGTGTCTGGTGGCGAATAACCTGGAAGCGCTGGAAACCTGGGCGGTGGTGCTGCTGGATCGGCTGGAGCCAGGTGAGCGCGGCAAATTGGCTAGGAGCATTGGGCAAGAGATGCGGCGCAGTCAGCAAAAGCGCGTGATGGCTCAGGAGAACCCGGACGGGAGCAAGTTTGCGCCGCGTAAGCAGCGGAACCTTCGCGGAAAGCAGGGCCGGGTTCGTCGGAAGTTGGCAATGTTCAAGAAGCTGCGGACCGCGTCGTACCTGAAGGTCCGTGGTGATAGCAATGGAGTAGCGATGGGCTTTACCGGGCGCATCGCCCGGATTGCTAGGGTTCACCAATATGGCTTGAAAGACCGAGCAGAGCGTGGTGCTCCAGATGTTCGATATGAGCAACGCGAAACACTGGGTTTCACGGAAGCAGATCTAGACTTAATAAGAGACAGTTTGTTGGCCCATCTAATAAAATGACAACCCACCAATCCGTCAAAGCGATATACCTACTTACTTATAACGCTCCATAAATTCCTGAATGAGCGGAACAAAGTCATTTAGCGCATCCGCATGAATAACATACCCCAAATTCATCATGGTTTTGACCACAGGGATTTTTTCATTTCCAATGGGTATTGAGGTGGGAATCTCTTTATCTACTAAAACCCCATGCGCATCTACTGTAGGCCCGCCCCAAAGAGTTCCTAACAGCTTCACCCGCGTGCCTGGGGTAAATGCACCATCACGAACTCTGAACATCCCATCCTCATAAAGAAACACAGGGGAGCCACTGGAGCCTGGAAAACAAGCAGCATCAACAACAAATTGTCGAGTTCCATTCCATGATTTGAGTGGATGAGACGCCGTTAAACCTCGACGAGTAATTGGCCTATTATTAACTTCGTCCCAGATTCCGCTTGGATATCCGACCATAATTACCGTTTCAATGGGACGAATTATAGGGGCCAGATCCGGCCCAACGTGCCAAGAGTTGCTTAAGAAGACATTCTTAACCCCGTACCCTTCACGAATACTATTAAGTGTAGCACCAAGAAGAATCACACAAAGATCTATGCTTGGGTCCGGATGCAAAAAAGTATGTCGCTGCAAATTATCCATAACAACCGGGAAACGCTCCTCCCCATCAGCTGTTCCGTCCTCACCGACATCAACCCCTTGCTTTATAACTGTAAAAACCGTCTTGAGCTGAGTTGCGCCTTTCACCACGTGCTTATTCGTTACAATCACAGGAATAAACTCTTCCTCAGTGAACTGATATAAATATAGATAGCCAGTACCTATACTTCCAACATCTGGCCCATAGCATTCGAGGCGGATCGTGGAGAGTGAAATTTTTGTAGCCGGATTCATAACAAATATTCCTTTATTTTTTAATGCGTAAAACTAACCAGATCATTCCCTGCTTGTAAATGGGATCACTACAAATAATCCGTCGTGCGCTTGCACGCGCGCAACTCCACCATCGCGCCATGAACGATATAGCCGCCCTCTCCCGCATGCTCGAAAACCTCATCCGCTTCGGCGTCATCGCCGCCGTGCAGATGGAGCCCCCACGCGTGCAGGTTAAAACCGGAAAGATGACCACCGCCTGGCTGCCGTGGCTCGCCCTGCGTGCGGGTGCCGACCAGGAATGGGACCCGCCCACCGTCGACGAACAGGTAATCCTGCTCAGCCCGTCCGGTCAGTTGGCCAACGGCGTCGTAGTAACCGGTCTGTTCAGCGACCACATCCCCGCGAACGGCAACCGCGCCGGCCTTCACCGCCGCACCTACGCGGACGGCGCGGTGATCGAGTACGACAGCGCCAACCACCATTTGAGCGCCACATTGCCAGACGGCGGCACCACCAGCCTGGTGAGCAAGGGAGGAATCAACATCATTGGCCCCATCAACCACCAAGGCGACTACAACCAAACTGGAAACCAGAACGTGGTCGGCCTTGTGACCGTCTCCGAAGACGTGGTTGCGGCGACCATCAGCCTGGTCAAGCACCTGCACGGCGGCGTGTTGGTGGGCAGCGCGAAGACGGGGAAACCAGAATGAACCGAGAAACTGGCGCAGCCATCACCGATCTAGGCCACATCGGCCAAAGCATCGAAGACATCCTCACCACCCGTATCGGTACCCGAATCATGCGCCGCGAATACGGCAGCCTGCTACCCGAGCTGGTGGACCATCCCTTCAACGACGCCACGCGCCTGCGCGTATACGCGGGTACGGTCATGGCGTTGATGCGCTGGGAGACCCGTATCAGCCTAAGTCGCGTGCAGTTCCTCGGCGCGAACCTGCAAGGGCAGTCCGTCCTCGAGCTGGAAGGCTCCGTCGTCGACACCAATGAACCCTTGAGCCTGAGCCTGCCGCTGCAACTGGGGGGAAGCGTATGAATTCCTTCGCCGCGATTGACCTCAGCCAGCTCCCGGCGCCGCAGATCGTCGAGCAGATCGACTTCGAATTGATCCTGGCCGAGCGCAAGGCCTACATGATCAGCCTGTGGCCGATCGAGGAACAGGAACAGATTGCCGCGCGCCTCGACATGGAGTCGGAGCCATTGGCAAAGCTGCTGCAGGAGAACGCCTACCGCGAAACCATTTGGCGTCAGCGGGTGAATGAGGCGTCCATGGCGAACCTGCTGGCCTTTGCCAAAGGCCCAGATCTGGAGCAACTGGCGAGCAACTTCAACGTCCCGCGCCTGGTGGTTCAGGAAGCCAAGCCCATGGCCGTCCCGCCTGTCGGGCGGATCATGGAAGGCGACGATAGTTTGCGTGAACGGGCGCAAATGGCCTGGGAGGGGCTGAGCACCGCCGGCCCGCGCCAGAGCTACATTTTCCATGCCCGTGGGGCTGATGGCCGCGTTGCTGATGCGACAGCTGAAAGCCCATCACCCGCCGTGGCAGTCGTCACCGTGCAGGCCTTGCTCGGCGATGGCACCGCATCGGCCGACCTGGTCGCCACCGTCAAGAAGTATCTGAGCGACGATGACCGCCGGCCCGTGGCCGACCGCCTGACCGTGAAGCCCGCAGAAATCATTCGGTACCAGGTGAAAGCCAAGCTGTACTTGCTGACCAGTGGCCCCGAGTCTGAGCCAATTCTTGCTGCGGCTGAACAGAGCTTACGGGCCTACGTGAACCAACGTCGCCGCCTGGCTATGGAGGTGTCGGAATCCGCCCTTCACGCGGCGCTGTTCGTCGAAGGTGTACGCAAGGTCGTGCTGGAAGACTGGGTCGATATTGTCGCGACCAAGGAACAGGCGCCCTTCTGCACCGGCGTCACCATCACAAGAGGCGCTGAGTAATGGGCGCCCAGCAGCTGCTCCCGAGCAACTCCACAACGCTTGAGCGCCAGGCTGCACAAGCACTCGCGGAGATTCAGCGCGTGCCGATCCCGCTGCGGCAGCTGTGCAATCCGAACACCTGCCCGGTGGCAGTGCTGCCCTACCTGGCCTGGGCCTTCTCCGTCGACCGGTGGGATAGCAATTGGCCCGAGGCCACCAAGCGCGCGGCCATTCGCTCCTCCCGCTACATCCACGCACACAAAGGCACCATCGGCGCCCTGCGTCGCGTGGTAGAGCCGCTGGGCTATCTGATCGAGGTGGTGGAGTGGTGGCAGACCGTACCGGAAGGCGTGCCCGGAACGTTTGCCTTGAAGGTCGGCGTGCTGGACACCGGCATCACCGAGGAAATGTACCTGGAGCTGACTTGGCTGATCGATGACGCCAAACCGCTCACCCGCCCACTGACTGGCCTGGCCATCAGCCTGGAAAGCACCGGCACCGTGTTTATCGGGGCCTGCGTTTACGAAGGCGACGAACTCAGCGTTTACCCACCGACCCAGCGCGATATCGACGTCAGCGGCGTGTACCGCATCGGTGGCCGCGAACACCATATCGACACGATGGACATCTACTCATGACCGATCAAAACAGCCAGTTCTTCGCGATCCTCACCGCCGTAGGCGAAGCCAAGCAG